TCGCTGAGATCCAACCGCACTTGATGTCGTAGGTGCGGGGCCTACCGGCACGCTCGAGGTGTCCCTCTTCGGATGGGTGTGATCCCCTCTTCAGAAAGAACTTCTGCAGAGCCCCCAGACCGTTAAGTCTAGACTTTGGCAATCTAGGCACGATTCTCCAGCCTCTTACTAAAGGCTTAAAGAGTCGTGGGCACTCTCGCTCGGTGTCATAACCAAGAAAGGAGTACCGACCCAAGCAAGGAGACGTAGGGAGCACAGCGGGAAACTTAATAAGTCTCTCGATGAGCCCGTCTAGGTGTTTGGCAGTTTCCCACAGCCCCGCAAGGAAGAAGTTATTCCTCAGGGCGACGGTGGACACCAGCTCCTTAACGTGCCTTCGTGACGTCGGGAACAACTCGCGGACGCGGACTATCGAAACATCCTCGCCTGCAAAGTATTCCTTCCCGCAAGACTCTCTGAAATTACCCGTCCAGAAAGACTTCCGGCGATTCACTTTGAACCCGTAGGTTTCGAGTGATTCGATCACGAAGCTGGTCATCGTGTTGGGAACAATGATATCATCCCCATACACACGCACGCTGTCAGCATAATCATCGAGATCACGCCGACGTAACGGACGGTTAAGCGCCTTCTCAATCCCGGCAAAAACGCAGGTAAGAAAAACCAGCGTCTCGATCGGGAAGCAAGTCGCTGAACCCATAGACGCGAACTTGGCAAGGCGTATAGTCTTGCCGCGTACATCAGCCTTCCTTGAGCGCGTAACATCCAGAGCTCGTGAGAGCCAGGGGTGTCGCGCAGTAAGCTCACGTACAAGCTGATTCGAGACCCGGTCTGATGCCTCGGAGAGATCCAAGGTAGCAAGCTCGCCGTTAAGCGAGCCGCCGGCGGCCATCCTCTGATTAGGAGTCTGGTCCCCGAGAGACACGAATTTGGACAAGATGGGATCCTTGTCCAACCCGACACGTATAGCTTCGAGCAAGCCTTGCTGCATATATTGCATTGCAGTGGGCTCAATCGCAATGACACGTGGGGTCTTGAGCGTTTTAGGAACGAGAACCACCTTAACAGGTCGCTCTCTTCCAGGTTCGAGGATGTCAACACGGTCTAGTTCCCCCCAATGCTTGACCGAGGGGAAGAGAAAGTCCAGGGCTGGAAATAATGACTCCAGTCTACTGGTCCACTCGACCTGGTCATACTTTCGATTGGCCAACAGGCCGTCGGCTGTGATTCCAGGTCCGTGCCGTGGAACGATTCTGCCAGTGAAGACCATAAGGTCAACACTAGAAAACAGAGAGCTACACAGGAGCCGACCAATCCGCCCAAAGCGGCTAAGATCGGAGCCCATGAGCCTTTGATCGTTCTTTCTGACATCCTGCTCACACTCCAGAAACTGGCGTATAGCTGCGTCCTCCCTTTTAGGAGAGCAGCGAACGCGTACCTTGCCAAACATCAGCGTTAGCTGGCGCACGGCTTGGATCGCGTCCACGCAAGGATCTGCGAGTAAGCATCCGTTATCGGAGAAAACACGACAAAGGAAACCCCTCAAAAAGCAGGGGAGACCCCTCGAACGTCGGAAACCGGCGAACGAGTCGGAGGCCACAAAGCCCTGGTCAAGACTTTTTTCGAAGTCCGAACAGAATTGTGGCAGGGCAATCGTTAAGAACGAAAGCCCCTCGTGTTTACTGCGCTCGCGAAGCGTTTGTGCGTCGCGAGCCGTGCTGACCTGACACCAGTTCCCGACTTCTTCGGAAACCTTTGTCCATAGCATCAACAGGCTTTTCACGCTACCTCCTAGTGAGGGACACGTCCTGGGCTGTGGGTGCTAAACCGTTCCGGCGGTCACCGAGGCGACCGCCGGACAAGACTGCTAAACCGAATGACCCTGCACGAGAAGAGCCTTAGCATTTGAGCTCGCAGTGAGGTAGGCTAGAAAGCCCGCCAAAGTGTCGATCTCTTGTGCCGAGGTGAACCCGAAAATGGGTCGATCGATAATGAGCTGACACCTCATGAAGACCAGATTGTAATTGGCCGGAATGTAGGGGTCAGCAGCCAGGACGTTGCGGGTGAAAGAGAGGACTGAGCGATCCCTCTTCTTCGCGTCGTGAGACACGAAGAGAGAGTAAAGATCGTCAGCCGTCTTCCACTCAGCAGCGCGCGCGTTCGGATAACCCGTACGCGCCATTGCCTGGGCACCTGCCGTTGGCAGGGTAACAGTCTCCGGATCAGAAAAGCCCACAGCGATGCTCCTTGCAGGTCGCCATTTAGGCGACATAGAGGGGGAGGTGCTGGTTAATGCCGCGACAAACCGAGCGCGGCAATAATCGCCAGCTGCCTTGCGGTGAGATCCGCAAGGTCAATACCGAACCCGTAAGGGGTGCCCTGCCGGCGAACCTTTACCGTAGTGGTGAAGGTCTGGGTCAGGTGCGGGATGTGATACCCGGTGGGCGTCACGTCCAACATGTCGTACGTCACTTCTCTGATGGTTTCTTCCATCATGTAACTGTACGGCATCACCGTTCCGTCGAGGGCGAACGAGGAGAAATTGCTAATTACATCTCCTGCGTTCGAAAACCAATCGACAGCCCAGCTCCAAGGCGTTAGGTTCCAGACGACATCGGGTGTGATTTTTACACCGTAAAGTCGCTGGAGCCTCTGGAGATGCCCCTTCCACGTTGCCAGACTCGCCGGATCCATATCGGCGTGGTACGTGAAAGCTCCAGAGAACCATCTCCTACGAGTAACCTTATCGGTTTTAACTACGTGGAAGATGTTATTTCCGCCTTGCCAGAGACCAGGGAGAGCAATAGCCGGGACTGGCGCCCCGTCATACTGCGTCTCCTCTAAGACCTCGGACACAGGGAAGTTGAAGTGCCTCCGAACTCTTTTACCGGAATCACGCAAGAATTGATCCATAATGGCATCGCCATGACGGAAAGCGTGAAGCCACTTCTTGAAGTCGGAGATCATCGGTTTCCAGCCAAATTCCCAGTTGAGGAACTCTTTCGACCCTCGCTTGAGGGTCGAGCGTGCTCGACGCCGGAAAAGCTCTTGACCGATGAGCCTTGGAAAGCCCTCTCGGAGTTCACCGAAAAAGGTTGCCAAGGACACTGCCGGATTCGTCGGATTAGTCCGAGACACAGCTGTAGTCCCGAGCGCGTCCAAAACCGTAGAGGTTGAGGGTTGCACGGGAAAGTTGGTCTCGAGGCTAAACTGAGATGTGTCATATGCAGGGTACAGACGGCCTTTAAAGAAATTGCTGTCGTGTGCGCTGCCAGACCACACCTCCAGGTACGGGGCGTTAGTTACATGCCCAGACCTGACTGTGAAAAATTCACCGCCGATATCCGCACTACCTTTGCCTAAGAGGCGAACGTAGTGACCTTCCGACTCAGTTACCTGGGTCGAATGCAAATTCCCGTAAGCGGTAGTGGAAGAGTTGAAGAAAGGAAATAATTGACTCTCCACTCCATACTTATGAACGTCAGAGTATACAACTCTGGTCCGTTCCTTGCGGGATAGCACCTGTGTAGCTCCTTACGGTTAGACAAAGGCAGGGGGCTTAGTGCACTGCATGAAGTGTGTCTGCCAGCACGTGGGGGGCCCAGAGGGCC